GGTCCCAAGTAGGCGCACGGGTTCCCCCGCGTCATTCTTGTGGACAATCTCCAGGTCCAGATCGTCGGTGCATAGCTCAAGGTGTGGTCGGTTCATGGGTTGCCACTCGACCTTTTTCACGTAGAATCCTCCATGGGGGAGCGGGCATCAAGCCCGCTCCCCCCGGTTCGGGCTACTTCAGGGAATCGGTCAGGACCTTGCGACCCTGGACCAGAAGATCCGCACCGGTGCCGTTCGCCATGGACAGCATCCGGCGTTCGGCCTGTTGGATCGTGCGCACGGGCACCAGTTCATGGCTCACGTAGTCGCTGAGGCCGTTGTAGGCATCGTAGAGCGTGGTTCCGTTGTTGCCGCGGCTCTCGTCGCGGGCCAGCTCCAGAACGCGGTCCCGCTTGTCGGTGCGGATCGAGTAGGCACGGCTGGGGTTCTCCACGTCTGCGATGGGCCACAGGTCCTCCAGCATCCGGTTCACCACGTCTAGGTCCCAGGGAGCAGCCTTGAGAGCCTGGAGCGTCTGCACGTTCTGCTGGAAGTCCTCGCGGATCCCAACCAGGGTACGCTTGAGTTCATCGAGCCTGACACGGGCACCGGACGTATGACGCACCTGCCACAGGTTCCCACGGCCTTCGGCCTGGCTGATTCCGGACATGATCGTGTTCTTGCAGACCGTGCGGATACCGGAACGCCAGATCGAAACAGCCATGGAACCGTCGTGGCTGGACATGACCGTGAGATAGGCGTCGATGGGGTCTCCCTGGATCGCGTTCTGGAGCCAGTCCAGCTTGACGCAGACCCAGACCCGCCGGCCACCGTAGATCGCACCGGCCGTGTCGTAGATGCCTCCGGACTCCCCCACGATCGCTTCCGCCAGTTCCCCTAGCTGGGAGTGCTGGACTACGGAGTAGTCGGCACCCACCACGCCCAGCGGGCGTGGAGTGCCATCGGTCAGGACACGGTAATTGATCTTGTGGGTATCGAGCTCCAGATCAACACCACCCACCCGCAGAATCACGGGGCTCTGAAGCACCGGCCAGGACAGATTCGCAGCGGTCAGGATCTCGTCTCTCGTGGCTCGGGCGGTTAGGCGTTGACCCAAGCCGTGCCAGGGCTCGCCGCCTTCCATGACCGCCGACATCTCGACTACCTCTCCGTCGTAGGACAGTTCGTGTGGCATGATTCACCTCGCTTGTGGATGGTTCTTGACGTACTGCTCCAGTTCATCCGGATTGATCTCTTCGACGGCCAGAGCCGCCAGGGAGACCAACCGCTGCTCCGGGGTTGTGCCGTGGCGCCGGTTGATCTCTACACACTCGGCCTGGATCGTAGGATGCCAGGTACCCTTGATGTCATCGAACGGGGCGTAGTGGTTGATGGCCCACGTCCGGTACTGGGACTCCTCTTCGGGGGTCAGACTCTTGAACAGACTCATAACGAGATTCCTCCCGTGGTTGGAAGTAGCCTACGCTGCCAGTTTCTTGCCTTGAGCCAGCCCGTGGATATACAGGTTGGCTTCTTTCCAAGTCATCGGTCCAGCCTCCCACAGATGTTTTGGGGTCCTGATACTCACATAGACGTGGGCTCGATTGGTTGACGTCAACCAGGCAATAGCCCCCCCAGCCCGTAGCTCGGCAAGGTTGGACTCAGCTAGCTTGCGCCAGGTCACGCGCTTGGTCATCGGTCCTCCCACGAGTAGAGTATATCACGCTCCCAGCCAATGGGCCACGGGGAGCCTACGCTCCCCGTGGCTGGGAGTAGCCTACGCTGCCCGGATGTAGGCGTTGACTCCCACGATCAGAGTCTTGCCCGATATCTGGACTTCCGTGGGCTGATTCCCATGGGTAGTTCCGACCACCAGAGTCTTCCCACTCATGCTGGGAGTCGGACTCTGACACTTCACACACAGAGTCAGAACCTGGGTCTTGGGGTCGTAGGTTGCAGACTGGAGAGAGTTCATGCTTCCTCCGGGGATGGGGAGAATTCCGCGAGTGTCTGAGAATTCCGGGGGCGAATTCGCGGGATCCGCGACCGGCGAGACCGAGACTTGCGAACGCCGTGCCACGACGAAAACTTTCGTGCAAACCGCTGCGCCGACGGGCTTTGCGTTGGCAGGGCTGATTCGAACCACAAACCGAAAACGTGCAGACTGCACGGTTTTGTCGTGCAAAATGCGAGTCCTGCACGATGGCTGAGAAGCGCCAGTCGCGGGACGAAGATGATGCTGGCTGAAATGCACCACACTTCGCACATGTGGCTGATTCCATGCAGAGAACATGAACAGGCTAGACTGGTCACAGGAGCTAGAAGCATATCGGGTAACTCCAACCAAGCACCAGAGCTAGAAGAAGCACAGGAGGGGAGGGGAGAGATTGGCCTCACCTAGCTCCTCCCATCCCCTCCCATGCACGCGCGCTAAGAATTGCTCTCAAACCCGCGCTAGGCTTGACTCGCATGCATGCAGCCGCGCGAAGAGATGCCCGTACATGTGCGCCCACGCGAAGAGTTGTCCCGAGCCGGCCGAGCGTACACCCCCCGGCGCGGCGTACGTCTATTCATTATAAACCCTAGGTACTACCCACCTCTCTGCACACCAAATTCTGACCAGTAGTAGAAAATACATCGTATTAGTACAATGTACCACAACCCCTAACCCCTGGCTGCTGCGCCACTTCGCCCCCTGGAAAATAGGGGGTTGACAGACCTACCCGTCCCCCCTTAGAAATCCCCCCAGTTACTACTCATTGACCTGACACCCGAAGCCTCAAGGCGAAGGGTGTCAGGGATTGTAGTAGTTACATAGAGATAGAAGAGAGTAGAGAACCTCATCTCCAGTTAGACCACTCCCCACGCACTTTGCTGCGGGGCCTCAGAGCCCCGCAGCCGATTCGTGGGAGATACTTGACAGTAAGAAGGTTGAAGAGTACCTATCCCCAGTATGAAAACCGGGTCTCGTAGACCAAGAGGGAAGAAGATCATAGCCATAGCCTCATCTCCAGTCACACCAGTTACTCCTGAGTTCAGTTTGGAGGACATGAGGAAGATTCGTCAGACCTACCTTGAACTCTGGTCTGACCCGATGAACACTCAGGAGGAGAAGGAGATTGCCAAGGAGCTTGGGGTTCCCATTTCCCAGTTGGTGACCTGGAGACTGGATCCCTCTTTCCATGAAGCAGCCTACAAGAGGTACAGATCAGCTCTCCAGTCCAGCATCGTTCCTGTACTACGAAAATTGGTTCTCCGTGCCCATAAGGGGGACCGAGAGGCAGTTCGTCAGTTCCTGGAGATCACGGGTGTCGTAGCATCGAAGGGTCCGACGATCAACCAGTTCAACCTGGGGGGACAGGGAGACACCTTCCAGTCTCAGATGGTCCGGGATCTCTCAGACGACGACTTGGACCGGGAGATTGGGCAAGCTTTTGCCCATCTCTACTCCAGTGATCTCCAGGTAGCGGGTGGGAAGGTGATTCCAATCGAGGATGCCGAGTTTGTGAGTATCAAGTGAGGCAGGAAGAGGTACTCACCCAGTCTCTACTCCAGGGGGACTGGACTCCACGGGAGCAGAAGCAGCGTCTATTCATTCTCCTGGCCGAGAAGTTGAAGCGGGTCTCTGACGCTTCCCTTTATGCATTCACGAAGTACGTTCTCGGCTACTCAGACATGGCGATTCAGCCTCACTGGGAGATCTGCGACTTCATTCAGCGGTACTTGTGGGAGGACATGCTGATCCTGGCTCCCCGAGGGTGTTTCAAGAGCACGATCGGGTCGGTAGGGTTGCCTCTCTGGCTCTTCACGAAGGACAAGAACCTCCGAATCATGTCTCTGAGCTGGGAAATGGACTACACGAAGGGGTGGTTAGCGGTTGGAAAGCAGCATCTCGAGTCGAACCGGACGTTTCGGCTTCTCTACGGGGACCTAGTACCTCACGGAGAGGGCACGACGGACACCTGGAGGACGGATCGGATCAAGCTCACAGGTCGGACGCTCTTCCGGGTGGAGTGTTCGTGGATTGCGAGCTCGATCAAGACCTCGGAGACCTCTCAGCACTACGACATGGTAATCATCGACGATCCCGTGAACGAAATGACCCGTCGAAACCCCGAGATCATGGCTCAGATCAACCAGTCCCTGAACGTGGTGGCCCCGTTGATCGACCCCTTCACGCGCCCGCGGGTTGGGCGGACGACCCCATGGTCGTCCGACCCGGGCCAGCGCGGGCCTCGGATGCTTTTCGGCACCCGTTGGCACTTCTCAGACCCTTATGGGCGGATCGAGGCCGAGGAACGCCAGCGCCGGCGTGCTCGTGAGCCTCGGGAGTGGCGGGAATACTGCAAACCGGCGGTCAACTCCGCGGGTAAACTCTACTTCCCGACCCGCCACACGAAAGCCTTCCTGGCGAAGATGAAGAAGACTCTCGGGGCGGAGCTCTACTCATGTCTCTACATGAACGACCCTCTCCCCGATGAGTCGAAGGTCTACAAACTCCACAACCTCGGATTCTACAACGAGCGGTACCGCCGCACGGCGGAAGGTGAGATCTTCCCGATGCCCACCAACTTCGTCTACATCACGATCCTCGATCCCAGTCGTGGGGAGACGGCGAGTTCTGCATATTCAGCATTCGACACCGTGGGGATTTCGACCGACAACGAGATTTACGTGATGGAGGTGATCCGGGATCGGATCGTAGGCAACGAGGGATTGATTGAAACGCTCTTCCAGATCCGTCACCGGTGGAAGCCGATCAAGATCGGCATCGAGTCCTTCCAGTTCCAGAAAGGGATCTACCACTCGTTCAAGGCCCAGTGTGTGGAGCGGGGGGAGTGGTTCCACATTCATCCTTTGGAAGGAGAGACCCACAAGTCTAAGGACATGCGAATAGAGGACTTCGCGGAGTTTGCCCGAACGCGGGGCCTCTACCTCCGAGTGAGGGACGGAACGGACTTGACTCTCCCGCCGGAGGATCTCTACTATGCCCTCGTACCGGGGCAGGACTTCCTGGCGACGGAGATGTTGCACTTCCCCTTGGGGGAGACGAAGGACTGTATAGATGCGTTGGCGTGGTTGCCGAAGCTGGTCGTGCCGGGTCCTGCGGCCCCGAAGAAGAAGCCCAAGGCCGAGTCCTTCGAGGCGTTGTTCCCGCACCTGTTCCGGGGTACGGGTAAAGGGGTTCCAAGGATTGGAACACGTTGATGCCAAGGAAGAGTGAGTCTGAGCGGTACCAGTCTTGGTCTGAGCAGATTGGTCTCTGTGACCGTTTGCTGAAGCAGCGGTACGACACCTGGCGCAAGTATCTTAGCCACTACCGTCAGGAGATTCCAGAGAGTGACAAGCCGGCGGGTCAGGTTCTCTGGATTAACTACATCTTCCAACTCATTCGTACGGTGATCCCGGGTCTCTACTTCCAGAACCCCGACGTTCTCGCGGACCCGATCGGATCGACACTTCTCCCCTACGCCACCGCAGCGGAGATGATTCTCAATCACACCCTGGACGAGATCGACTACCAGCGCGAGTGTCGCAGCACGATCCTGGATGCCCTGGTTTGTGGTTTGGGGGTGATGAAGTTTGGGTACTTGCGAGGTTTGGCGCGTGAGGGGTCGGTAGAGAACGAACTCGCCTCGGTGATGGCCCAGAGTATGTTCGACCCGGATCTCTGGTTGGACGAAGAGGAGGGGGAGAAGCCCTACTACCCGGACTACCGGATCCAGGAGGCGTTGCCGTTTGCCTTCCGTGTTTCCCCCCGCATGTTCCTGATCGACCCGTTGGCCGGCAACCGTTTCGAGCGGGCCCGGTGGGTGGCGCACATCATCCTGCGCCCGGAGGAGGAGGTCCGGAAGGACTCGACGTATACGAAGTCGATCGCGGCGGGGATTGAGGGGACGGTGGGGTTCAAGGATGCCTACCCGGTGTTCGCGGCCAAGACCGGGGACGGCACGGTAGTCAGTTCCGAGGACCGGGTGTCCAACCGTTTTGGCAACCTGGTGAAGATCTACGAAATCTGGGACCGGGAAACCAACTCGCTCTTGGTCATGGACGAAGGTGGGGTGCTGAAGGGTGAGCACACGAAGTTCCTGCGGGAGGATGTGAACCCCTACGACGCCCGTGGGTTCCCATTCGAGATCCTGGTCTTCAACGAGGACCCGGACGAGGTGTACGGGGTCTCGGACGTATCCACCTGGTTCAACCCCGCAGTCTGCTTGAACGTACTCAACTCCGCGCAGTACGGGCACATCCTCCGCACCAGTTCCCGGAAGTTTGGAGTGGAGCAGGGAGCATTCGCGGCCGACGAAGACGAGGCGATGCTCGAGTCTCCCACGGATTGTGGGATCGTGCATTTCAACGGTCCCCCGGACGGGGCGGTCTATCCGATCCCGGATCTCCCGATCCCCTCGGACAGTTACGCCTTGCGGGGGATCATCGAGGACGGTTTGACGAAGCTCTCGGGATCCACGGAGCAACGTCGGGGCGGGCAGATGAAGGGGGCCACCGCGACCGAAGCCTCGATCGTGGAGTCGACGGCTCGCGTGCGTGAGTCCGACGACGTGCAGCTCGTGGCTGCGTTCGTGACCCGTGGGGTACGCCGTCTCTGGTCGATGATCCAGCAGTACGGGACGGTCCAGGACTTTGCCCACGTGGTCGGGATGGAGCAGGCCCCGGCGCTTGCGGACGTTTTCCAGGGGGACTTCCTCAAGCGTACGCGGGTCAAGATCACGATCCGTGTGGGGTCGATGGCGTACGTTTCCCGTGAGATCCGCACCAAGCAATTCATGGATTGGGTGAACGTCTTCGGCAGCAAGGTTGATCCCATGACGGGGATGCCCGTCATCGACCTGTACGAGGCCGCACGGTTCGCTGCGACGTTGCTCAACGTCCCGAACCCGGAGCGGTTCCTGACCTCGCGCCAGCCGGCCGGGCTACCAGGCCCGGCCGGGGTTCCGGGCACTCCGGGAGGTCCGGCGAGTCAGGACATCCGACTCCGCAGCGGGGGCACGAACATGGGGGATCTTCTATCCGCCACGCAGAACGTGGGGGTTCGGAGGGGTCCCGCAGGACCGAACCCTCGGAACGAGTTTCCCATGGAGGGGTCGTGAGCAAAACGGGAGTCTACAAGTACGATCCGAAGGTGGATAAGGTCGTGAAGATCTCCGATCGAACTCCTCACGTGACCTTTGACGACGTGTCGTTGCCCCCGAGGAGAAACTCATACTACTCCCCGAATCTGGGTTGTGAGATTCACAGCCGCCGGCACAAGCGGGACGTACTGCGCCAGATGGGGTTGGTGGAAGTCCCCGATCGCGGGGCTGCGGCTTCCTTGGTGCGGGAGGATGACGATGGATGACGAGTTCACGATCAAGGGCCCGGTGGCGGAGGAAGTCCACAATGAGGAGATTGGCTCCGACCATGTGTTGGAAGTCCTGGCGGAACTGACCCGTGTGGACCACGGAGGCTACGATGGAACACAAGGTTGGTCCGCCACATTCAAGGTGGTGAGTGTCAAGCACCAGGCCACGTCGGCGCTGTCGGTGAAGGATCAGGTTCTCGAGGAGCATGGTTTGATTGATGGGGGAAACCGGGTGCTTCCCGCGCCCGGCTAACAGAAGGAGTTTTGCATGGTAGACCAGGACCCCAACCCGTTGTCGGCAGGAGAAGGAGCCCCCGCCCCAGATGCGGATTCCGATCTTCTGATTCCCGATGGCACTGGGACCGAGGAAACGGATTCGGACCAGGGTCAAGGCGCACCCCCCGAAGGGGAGGAGTTTGCACCTCTTCCCGAGAACGCCACACCGTCCGAACGGCAGGCCCACACTCGGATGCAGGCTGCGTGGACGAAGAAGACTCAGACTCTTTCCGCTCAGCGGAAGGAGGTTGAGGCTCTTCAGGCGCGGCTACAGGCTGGAGCGGCACAACTCGACGGGTTGCGTCAGTTGGAACCGTTTTTACGGGACCCACGGACGCAGCGTTTCCTGATGGAGACGTTCCCGGAGGGCACCGAACCCGGCACCGGGGGTGGGATGGATGGGGATTCGGATCTGGATCCGGTAGTTTCACAGGTGGTCCAAAGGCATGTGGCCCCTCTGGCCGCGCAGCTCAGGAATCTGCAAGCGCAGAACGTGGACCAACTCGCTCTTGCGGTGTTCGTCCAGGAGTTCCCTGACTGGCAAAAGCACCACGATGGGATGAGGCGCGCATGGCAGAAGGACGCAGCCCTAGGAAAACCACTCCGGTCCAGGGAGGATGCCTACAACTTCGCCATCGTGGAAAAAGTGCGTCAGGCGAGGCGGCTCCGTGAGGCGTCTGATGCTCGAAATCGGGCAGGTGTGAGTGGTGCGGGAACCGCGTCCTCGGTCCCTAAGACACCCGAACGCCCGATGTATGAGATGAAAGACGCGATGCGGGCTGCTCTGGAGGAATCGGGCTTTCGTCCTGACGATGTGCTTGGGAAGAGGGATATTGGGGAGTAGCCAACCATGGCTTATCAGGCGACCCAAGTCACGGATACCTGGGACACGCTGTTTACCAGCGCGGCCCGGAAGGTCCGTCCTCGGGTCTATCGACAGACGGTACGCAAGATGCCGTTGCTCTACTGGTTGGAGGAGAAGGGGCGGAAGCGCACCGAAGACGGCGGTCAGGAGATCGTGGTGACCCTCGAGTACGGGAACAACACGACGACCATGCCGTACGGCCGCTTCGACACGCTCAACACGACTCCGACCGAGGGAGTCACGGCGGCGATCTACAAGTGGGCCAACGTTGCCACGTCGATCACGCTTGCGGGGGAGGACCTCCGCAAGAATGCTGGCGTGGCTCAGCGATTCTCCCTGCTTGATTCGGAGATGAAGCGGGCCGAGAACTCCATGCGCAAGACCCTGGCCGCGGCTCTGCATGGTCTTCATGGATCTCTCGGCCTCACCTTCGTCGGGCGGGAGAGCGCGAACGCAGTCGACTCTCAGGGTGGGTCGGCGGTCGACTCTCCGGCGAACATGGGCGACTTGGCCTACAAGTGGTTCAACTCGCTGGACAACTTCGTCCGTTCTGGCTGGGGGTTGATGAACAACGACGCGACTACGATCCAGTCTCATACGGTAGGTGGGGTCACGGTTTCCGTGACTCTGGGAACGGGTGAGTCCGCCTACAACCTGTGGGACGACATCGTGGCTAACACCGGATCCTGGGTCAACGCCTGGTGGATGAACTACGCCAATCCCGGCGTGGATCTTCTCCAGGAAACTTCCGTGGGTGGCACGATCGGGTCCGCACTCCCGGAGTCGGAGCTGACCGCGGCCGAGGACCTCAACGCGACTTCTCCCGCGGGGATGTTGACTGCCATGCGGGAGATGTTCAACCGTCTCGAGCAGGTCGACTTCCTTCTCTCCGCCCGTGACGTGTACGGGCAGTACGAGGGGTTGCTGACGCCGAACGAGCGGTACTACGACACGAAGCTCGGGGACGCGGGTTTCCAGAACCTGCGGTACCGCACGGTTCCGCTGGTCATGGACAAGGGAATCACCACGGTTCTCCGGGGTACGCCTACGGGTCCGACGACGAAGATGTCTCCGATGTACTTCCTCAACTCGGACTCGTTCGAGTGGGTGGTTCATCGGGACGCCGACTTCGCCATCACCCCGTTCCGGACTCCGACGAACCAGGATGCGAAGACCGCACAGATTCTCTTCATGGGGAACCTGTGCTGCAACAACCGGTCGCAGAACGGCGTCATCTCCTTCGGAGACGGTGCCGCGTACCACACATAGGGGGGGAGAACAATGGCTTGGTCGATTCCCAACCTGGGCGTGGACGACAACAACAAGATCTTCGTCTCGGTGAAGAACGAGTCCACGGTCACGATGACGGTAGGGCATGGTGTCTACTGGAACTACACAGTCGTGGCGGGTGGTGGGAGCGGATCCGGCTACGGAGTCACGTTCTCTCCCACGGCTGCAACCAACTGCATCAACCCCGGACTCCTGTGTGGTGTTGTGGGACGCCGCAACATCATTCCGGGAGAGTATGGTGAGGTGCAGAAGTTCGGTCAGCACGACGCTCTGGCCTGCTCGGGAAGCGCGTCGGTCGACCCGTTCATTGACAACGTGACGTTGTTCGCATCCTACACGTCCTGGACGGCATCGAAGTTCACGAACCTGATCCTTCGGCCGTGTCATTACGTGTTTGGTACGCAGAGCACCGGCATGGTGGCGAACTACGGGTACTTCGGTCTGATGGCGATCCCGATGGCTATCGCGTCCACAGCGGCTCACAGTCTCGGGGCTCTCTACCCCGGTGGGTATGCGATGCCTCTGGGGAACGTTGCCGCCACGGCAACATACACGAGCGCGTTCACGATGAAGGCGTTCATCCACTGTCTGGACTAGGCCCGGCAGAGCAGATGCGCGGGTGAATGCAACGTCTCCGGGGCCGGCACCTAGAGCCGGCCCCGGGGGTACAATCCAAGGAGGGGCCTGTGAGGATTCAGGGGTTGAGCAAGAACGCGAAGTTGGACCTTCGACACCTGATGCCGAAGCCGTACGTGGAACCGTCTTCGGAGAAGATCCGTTGTTGGATCTACCGCTGTTCGGTCAGGTACGACGGTTGCGGCAAGTTGGTGACGGAGTGGGAGTCGAAGAAGTATGGGGGGTGCCCCCACTGTGGTTGTCGGTACATGATCGGCACGAAGTTGCGGGGTTTTTGGGAGTGGTTCCCGCTCTGGTTGGCGTACGTGTTTCATCACTGGCACTTCTGGGGCCCATTGGGGTGGGGTTGGACGAAGCCGATCCGGGTCGGGGTCGACCGGGGCAAGGGGTTGGAGGTGAGATCGTGAGTGCCCCCTACTCCCTGTTGGTAGCCGACCCGACGTACGGCAAGCCCCCGGCCGAGTTCTCTCAGGATTCCGGCTGGAACCTGATGTATACGATCGGTCGGAAGCACCCCGAAATCGAGCATGTTTACACTCAGCGGGACGTGCGGACGTACCGTCAGACGGCCCGCAACGGGATTGCGGAGGCGGGTCTCAAACTGGGGGTGACGCACATTCTCTCCCTGGACGACGATCACCAGTTCTCCGGCAAGGACTTCACGAAGTTATGGAACGCGATGCAGACACACCCGGACCAGCCGAAGATCCTCTCGGCACTCTACTTCACGCGGAGTTTGTCCTGTGCTCCGTGCATCTTCTCTCTCACGGATGAGGGCACGGTGCCGATTTTTTACTACCCGCCGGACGAAGTGATGAAGGTGGACGTGATCGGGTTCGGATTCGTGATTATCGACGTGGAGATCTTCCGGGCGATGGGTCCGAATCTCTTCAACCTGGGGAACGACTTCGGTGAGGACGCCGCGGTCTGCACCCGCATGCTGGCCGCGGGGTATCCCGTCTACGTCCACACGGGGGTCAAGATCGGACACATTCTCGAGACCCCGATGATCGTGGATGAGGCGCACTACTTCAAGGTCAGGGAGGCGATTGAACATGAGCGAGAAGCCAGAGCCCAAGTCGGAGAGCAGGTGGATGCGTCCCGAATCGTCCCCCTCTTCGCTGGGGCAGGAGACCCTCGTGGTTACCAACGGATGGTTCCCACTGCCGGGCCGGGGAGGCGTGCCTGGTGGAGGCCCCGCAGCTCCCGTATTTGGAACACAGGTAGGGCGAAGGGTTCTCCAGGTGACCCCGGAGGGAAAGCGTCTTGACATCCTGCCGCGTGAACGCTTGAAGGCGACTCCGGGCAAGCGCAGGATGCGGACACACCGGAAGGATCGGGTGACCCCCGAAGAGCGTGCAGCGGCAGTAGCTTTCGGAAGGGATGGGCGGCATCAGTGACCCCCGTTTTCTTTTGTGGATTTGAGATTGCGAACTCGACGGAGATGATCGTTCCGTCCGTGGGGTCCGTGGTGTTCGGGTCCACCCCGGCCAACGCGCACGGGGCGGGTGCTTTCGGCACCCGGTACATCACGATCTCGGGCACTGGGCTCACCACCAACTACATCACGATCCTGGACCTGGAAACCGATGGGTCTTGGAAGGATTTGGTGTACTCGCCTCTATTCATCGAGTTCGCGTTGAAGGGGGTCACGCTTCCCACCGTAGGGGAAAGTGAGCAGATCCTGGCGATGCGGACGGCGATCGTCAGCGGACTGCAAAAGCTGGACCTGCGGATCAACAGCCATACCGGAGGACACTACCACCTGGATTTGTACGACCGGGACGGGGTATTGCTGGCGTCGGGGACTACGGAGCTTGCGACTGGGACGTACTACTGGGTGGGGTTGACGTACACCAACTCCTCCGGTCCCGCCGTGGCGGACGGGACATACACTCTGAAGATCAACGGTGTTACGGAGTTTTCCGGGACCAATGGGAAGTTTCGTCTGGTGAACGGGGCGGTCTTGTTCATGGGCAACTACACGAAGCGTGCGACCTCGGCATTCTCGATCGTTCTGGACGATGTGGTTCTGGACTCTGCGGGGTTCAACGGGGAGTGCTACGCCGCGCCGATGATGCCCACGGGGGCGGGAAACTACAATCAGTGGGTGGGTACGTACGCGGACGTGGACGAACTGCCCCCGGATACGGCCGACTACATTTACGAGAATCGTACCGGGCGAAAGGAGTCCTACATCTGCGCGGACCTCCCGGGTTCGCCGGTGGGGATGGTACACAGCATCCTGGCGGTGAAGGGGTATTGGCAAAGTCTGTGGGAGACGTTCACGCCCGGGTCGGATCTGCTCGGGTACTTCATCCGATCGGCTGCGGTGGACTACCAATCCGCCGACGACTGGTTTGCGGACAGTGGCGTGGGGATCTGGACTCCCCGGCAGGTTCTTTGGCGGGTCAACCCCGGGATTTCTGCTGCCTGGTCGACGGCTGTGGTGAACGCCCTCGAGGTTGGGATCACGATCGTTGGGGACTACCTGAACGGAGAACAGGTTGACTGCTGTGGGATGTCGTTGCATGCTCTATTCAAGGAGATCCCGGCGGCTGCGGTATCCGTGAGCGACCAGGGATGTTACACGTTGGGGGGGTAGTCGTTCCGGACGGAACGCTTCCCTGGGAGGATAGATGACGGATCAACTGATGGCCCCGCTTCGATCTCGTGGGGGGATCCCGTTCTGCATCGACCTCACAGCGTCGGGGAACACGGTTCTGGTGACTCCGGCGGCGGACGGGAGGATCACCCTCACCTACCTGGAGTACAGCAGTGGGGGGGCGGATCTCATCACGGTAGCGATACGTTTCGGCGCGGCGGGTGCGCTCTACCACAAGAACTACTTGAAGGAAGGCGGCATGTCACTCCGCAACCTGATCCAGGCGGAGATATCGGGTGGTTACGGTGAGGTTCTTTACGGGAACTTGAGTGCTACAGGTACCGTGGCGATCACGGGACGGTATCTGATCCACACGCGGGGGAGATAGTACCATGGCGTGGACGGTAGGACAGATTCAGAACCAGGTACAGGTCCTGACCGGGAACCACAACCTCTCGGATCGGGTGGTGACCTGGACCAACCGAGTTCTCATGGGATTGGCGACCAAGGCTCCCTGGAACAAGCAACTCCAGACGGAGACGATGGGCTCATTCCCGAGGGTTACCACGGTTACCGGACAGTGGGCGACGTGGGCCCCCTGGGCCACGCGGGATCTCATCAACATCCACCACATCATCTACGACACGCAGGGGGTGTTGGTCCGGAATGCTCTCCAGGACTTCTACGGGAACCTGCATGGGAGGAATGCTTCCTATTCTGGCGAGATCCCGTCGCATTACGCGATCCCGGGGTGGTGTTCCGAAGCGGGTCAATACATGATCCCGCTTCTGGTGGTCTACCCGTTCTACACCACGGCGCCAAACGCTTTTCTGGTGCAGTATCTTGCGGCCCCGGGCAAGATGACCGGGGCCGCGAGCACGCACTGGATTCTGGACAAGTACGGGAAGCTGGTCTTGTCTGGCGTGATGCGTCTGGCGATGCTTTTCCTGGGCAATCTCCAGGGGTACATGCTCTGGCAGCAGGAGTACGCGGCGTCCCTGAACGACATGATCCGCAGCGAGGAGGCGATTGTGGCATCCACCCCGCACATGCGTGGGATGGTTCCCTCCATCGTCCTTCGGGGAGGGATGTAGTCCCATGGCAAATCCGATGTCTTTGGTGTCCTCCTTGGCTCAGGAGGTGGCGGACATTCTGGGGATCGACAATCTGGATGCCCGGCTGTACGAGTGGTTGGGGTTCATCTTCAACGACCTTTGCCAGCGGGTTCCGGATCCCCTTTTCTACACGACCAGCGTAGACACGATCGTATCCGGAGCGTCCTCGTCTACGTTGGGAGAGTCGATCGGGACTCCGGTGGCGTTGATGATCGTGAACACGACCGGGGATCTTTACATCCCGGTCTACCGACCTCCGGCGGAGTTCGATCGGTTGGTGAACATCGGTTCTACGATCGCGGCCGGGGTGCAGCCCCTGATCTGGACGGTTGTCCCGGCGGGGACGACGCAGAAGATCCGGATTTCTCCGCCGGCCTCGGGGGACATGATCCTGACGTTGGTCTGGTCGGGGAACTATTATGCGGCACCCCCCACGGCGGACGATCGGCTTCCTCTCCCGTACCACTTCGAGGGGGTTTTGGTGTGGGGTGCGGCCTGGTTCGCGTCGATGTCGATCGCTCCGGACCGGGCGATGGTTTGCAAGATGGAGTATGAAACGGCACTCCAGGACATGGTGAAGATCCTGGCCCTGCACTCGGACTCGGTACCCCAGATGCGGCAGATCGAGGGTCCGTTGGCCGGCTTCCAGCCGGGGTTGCCTCGGATTCCCCAGACATTGGGGGGCTAAATGCCCTGCGTGGTGAAATTCTTCACGGGGTTCAACGGTGGTAGCCATGCTGACGGCTACGTGGAGGGGTTTGACTACAAGACTGGGAACTGTGGAATGGTTTCCAGTCCCGTCTATTCCGGTGCCTACTCGTTCCGGGTGTTTCCTACAACAACTGCTACGGCCTATGGTGTCGTAGCTCCTCCGGGGGGAGATGGAACCCTGGAAGGGAACTTCAATGCCATGGAAGTTTTCGGGTGCTTTCGGTTTTGGGTGGGGGCTTTTCCTGGTACGGGGTATGAACATCTGCTGACGGTGGAAAATACGGGTTATGAGGGCATGCGGATCTGTGTGGACCACGACGGTTACCTGCACTTGCGGGACGGGTCGGAGAATCTGTTGGGGATTTCCCCGGATCAGATTACGACGGGTCAGTGGTACCTGTTGGAATTCAAGCAGAAGAAGTCCGACGAATCCTACGAACTCAAGGTGGACGGTGTATCGAAGATCTCAGGTACCATCGGAGCGGGTTGGCCGGGCATCCTAGTCAGAAATATTTTCGTGGGCAAGAACATCAACATCAGCAGCCAGACGATTGGTTTCTACTATGATGACCTGGTTCTTTGCACCGGGGACTACCTAACCCAACCGTATTCTATCAGTACGGGTTCTCCGGTGGGGGATGGTTATCACACATCCTGGGCGCACGATTGGAATTACGTGAAAGATGTTCCTCCGGACGGGGACATAACCTATCGGCACGCTGCGACCGAGGGGGCCAAGGCCACCCAAGTACGAACTGCTCCCACGGGAGTCGGCGCGATCGCTGCGGTCATGGCGTCCTTCTGCGTGAAGAGAACTTATGGAGGTAACTCCGTGAAGACTCTTCTCCGTTCGGACGGAACGGACAAGGAATCAACCTTGGCGAAACTTCTTGGGACGAACTGGACTATCAACTTGTGTCAGTTGGAGGAGACGGACTTTGGCAGGGGTGGTATCCCCTGGACCAATGCCAACGTGGGGACGTTGGAGTTCGGGTTGGAGCATACGGCGGGTGTCTCTGGAGAGGGGAGTAGGTGGACCTCAGCTACCTTGAGTGTTTTGTACTGTGGTTCGGTATGTCGGGCCAAGGCATACTACGATTTGGGGGGATGATGTTGTGGCAGACGGGGCTCCAACGGAAGTCTACGTCCAGGATAAGTTCCCTGGCTTCCGCTCTCCGGGGGGCGTGTCGGATCCTGGTGCGTACTACGATCCGTTTCGGAGCCGCGGTTTCCAGATTGACCGTGAGGGCAAGCTGGTCAAGAGTTTCGGCTACTCCCAGGTTGCCCAAGTCTTCGACGACACCGGAAGTCTCGTACCCACCCAGTACCACGGGATTCACTACTGGAGCGGGTCCGGGGGGTTATCGACGCTTGTCCTATGCGGATCTTTCGGTACTCTCCGGTCGCATCAGTATTGTGTCACTCCCGGAACAACTCCGTATCTGCTCCGGTTTGAGGCACTTCTTATGTTGGGGCCTGCCTGGACAGCCCGGCCGAGTGTTGACCCCGGAGCCGACACTGGGGCTGCTTTCCTACTCGGGAGCTTTGCTGAGTTTGGAGACAACCTATACTTTGCTAACGGACTCGACTGGCCCATCCGAATCGAGGGACTCCACACCCTCTTCGCCAAGCCCTCGATAAAGCCTGCCTACTACCGGGCGATGGGGGTTTATCACCCGACCTTGAATGACGGGGCGTGCATAGTGATGGGGTTGTCGAAGTATTCCGGGAAGTATTCGTACGGGGGTGGGACGAACGTCACGTCTCATGGGGTGTACGTAGCCTCCGTGGTTTCCCGGTTTGGCGAGGGTCCTCCGGTGGTTCTTGGTACGCCCGTGGATTCCCTGGCGAAGGTGGAGAAGGGGTTCCCGATTTTCAGTGTTGTGTGGGCCTTCTTCGATGAGCATATCACGGCGGTCCGGTTGTACCGGACTCCGAACGCTTCGGCTACGCCCCAGTTTGTGGCGGATATTCTCCGTCCGGTGACGAGTTTCCTGGACACGGTGCCCGACACCGATTTGGGGTACACGATCCCCTACGACACGGGGTTGCCATGCCACTTCCGAATCTTGGTGGCACACCAGGACCGCATGTGGGGGATAGGTGGGTACGGCCGGCCGAATCGGGTAGCCTGCTCCAAGGCAGGCTACCCGGATGTGTGGCCGGCGACATTCGAGATCCCCCTATCGGCGGATCTTGGGGTGCGTACGATCCAGCAGGCTCGAGTCGTCAACGGGGAACTCTACCTGTTCCTGGACCGGGGGATCCTACGTTTGGCGGGATCCTCTCCGGAGAACTACGTTTTCGTGGTTCATAACGACTACGTAGGCTGCGTGGCCCCGCGGACTCTCTTTCCCTGGAGGGACGGTGTTGTATTTCTATCCCGAGACGGACTCTACTTCTTCAACGGGTCCTCCCCCCAACCGATTCCATCAACTCCTCTCTCCGGTGTTGGTTGGGATTCACTGGGGTCTATCGACTGGAGATTTGCCTGTGGGGCGGTGTCGCATGATCGGTACTACCTATCCTACCGGGACGACACGGGGCAGAAGTATGTCTATGGAGGAACGGATCCCGTGGCGGGTTACCAGCCGAACCGGACGCTGGTGATTCAACTCGAGACCGGATTAGTTGGCGTGATCGACGATTGGGCGTTCTCCATGAGCGCCCCCTACGGGCAGGTGGAGGCGATTGTGTTGGGGTTCGAGGTTTGAGATGGCAGTACGTGTACTTCCGATCCTCTACTGCCTGTCCGACTACCCATCGGCGGACACGGGGGTTGCGGATCTGTACGACAACGCGGCTCGGTTCGTTCTGGAGGGGTTGGATTTCGGGGACCCGGACGGACTCAAGGACCTGAAGCATCTCTACATGATCTACGAGTCCCTGCGGGAAGTCCCAATCTCGGTGGAGGTCTGGAAGCGGTTTCCCATCACGGAGACGGGCACGGTGTACGAGCTGACGACCTACACCACCGCAGCGGCTCAGGCGACGGAGCCGGGCGTCTTCTATGGTCAGGATGCCCCGACGTGGGGCACGGCTCGCTACGCGCACATGCGGAGGTTTCATGCGCGGGCGGAGTTCTCGAGGTTGGTCTCTCCGGCCTTCACGGCCGGGTTCATGGTGGCTGCGGACTTGACGCCGTTCCGGGTGATCCAACTCGCCTGGCACTTCCGGCGTCTGTCGGGTCCGGGGCGGGGGAGTTGGGTAGGGTAGAGTAAAGGAGGGATTCAATCATGGACATGCGGACAGGTGAGATTGCACCACTGAAGGAGTTTGTAGCTCGGGGGGTTCCCAAGAAGTACCTGCGCAGGGTCAGGACCAACTCGGATTCTCGGGGGAACATGAAGGAGATCCGGTTGTCGAACCTATCTCCTCGCGTGCGCCGGCTGGTGGAGACTACATGCCACGGCAGGGTCAGTCGGAACAGTTCGTGCCCGTGTGGTAGTGGGAAGCGGTTCAAGCGTTGCTGCATGATGGCGGGATAACTGAATGAGTCTTCCACTCATCAAGCCGGTTCTTCCGCACGGGAAGCTCGCTTCCCGGGACGCCGGTTTTGCCACGGCGGCGGACTACGCTTCCTGGTCGGACTGGGACACGGCTGACGTGGTAGACGCGGACGTGATCCAGGCCAACTGGTCGGTGATCTTCTCTCACGTGAACGGCAACCTGAACGGATCCGATATCCATCCGGCGTCGGGCACGGTTACGGAAACCGCCACGCTCCAAGACTGGGAGTACGGGTATAAAACCTGGCCCACGTATGGGACTCGGCACTGCCACGATGGCGTGGACTCTGCGATTCTGGCTACGGGGATCATTGGGTCGACGCTTATGGGGTCTTTGGCATTCGGGATGGTTCGGCACCCGTCCACGGATTTCCTCGGGTTGTACCTCTACTCGATGGCGGTTGCGGATCGGATCCAGGATTTCACGGTGAGTGCCACGCAGGTTTCGTACATGCTGGCGGTTCCCTACAACTACCTCCAGTGGGACCCGTCGGGGCTTCGGATGTACCGGGCAGACGCGGCGCACGGGACGAGCCGCTACTTCGCCAGTCCGGTGTACACGAACTACTCTGAAATGTCGGACGCGCAGAAGCGGGGGTTGATGTACCCAGTGGTTTCCCTGGGTACGTCCGGTGGCAGGGTGACCTCTGTAGCGGCATCCATGCAGGACACCGGAGGCGTGGCGATCCCCGCGGGGTGGGAGATCCACCTTCACGTGATGGGAGAGGTGGAGATCTAATGGGACTCGTGACCTACGTGCCGTTCGGGCGAGGCCGCATCTCAGCGGCCTCGCATCTCAGCACGCCCTACGAAACCCTGAAGACGCTTTCCACGGTTCATCTGGACTGGAGGAACTTCCATCCCCAGGCGGGGATCTCGGAGACCTACCTGGTCTGGGACCGCCACAATCATCAGGACGGCACACTCGGCTTAGGCGTGATCCGGGACAACCACTTGAAGCGGGTCACGGGGGCGGAGAATTGTCAGGTTCTGAACACGCAAGCTCCGAAGACGTTGATGCTTTTCGGGTCCTACATGCTTTATGGCAGCGGTTGGGGTGAGCCTTTCTTCATCGAGTTCGCTTCCACGTCCTACGCGCGGCAGGCGTTCTCTCCGGGGACGATTCCGCAGGTCATGGCTTCCTTCTACGTGGGGGCCTCGCTGCATTCCGGGTTTATCGGGGCCTCGGCATGGGTGACGGGAATCACGAGTCAGGGGTTCATGTTCTCAGGGATTTGGTTGGACGATGCGAACAAGGGAGATTTTGGAACGGTGAATATGTCGGGGTTCACCGTGACGTATTGTGCTGTGGGTGCTGCTCCCGGGTACCTGGACCCACTGGAGAGATGAGGCCATGGCGCTTTCAGCATACACCCTGACGACCCCTCCCCGGCGGTACTCCCTCTGGAAGCTCTTCAACGAGGCTTGGGGGTACTTCACGGGCGGCATCGCCATGGGGGACATCGACACCACGACGAAGCTGCTCGAGTCCCAGATCCACTTCCATGAGGACGGTCACAACCACAACGCCACGACCAATGCCGGCGGGAAGCCCCTGGTCACCACCGGGCTGCTGAAGAAGCACTTCAATCTCCAGGCGATGAATGTGGTCTGGGGCAACTACTACGTGCCCCGGATCTACTCCACGAACATCTACGTGGTTCTCTCCGGGTCTGGCACCTGTGAGTTGACCAGCACCACGACCGGCCTGGTCTATGGTACGGTGCCGATCGACTTCAATCCTTATGACCTAACGTGGGATACGGTGACCCAGAAGTGTCAGCTTGATCTTCGGTTCCTGAGCGGGATCAACACGGCGACTCCGTTCAACTCGAACTGGACACCGGTTTTCGCTTACGTCTGTCCGGTGTACGCGAATGTGATCGACCATTACCTGGTCAACCAGGGATGGGGGGTACAGATCACCGGAACGCAACCACCCTACTTCCGGCTGGTTGCGAAGACCACCGCTACAGGTACGATGACGTTTGACTACAAGGTAGTCTTACAAAGGCTTTGAGATGTCCCTCACGCGGAAAGTGCGGTTCACGGGGTCCCGGCTAAAGTTGGTCGGGTTGAAGCCGGAGTATGCTCTGGCGACCTTGGAGCCCTGGCTCAATCAGGTTCGGGATGTACTGTTGGGGGGAGCGGTGATCGTCCCCACGGGTACCCGTTCCCTGGACCCTGAAGACGGGGAGCTTTTGTTGGAAGACCGGATCTTGTATTTGGCCCTGGACGGGGAGTACCATGTCCTCTGGCCGGTTGAGGCGGGTGCGGCTGCGGCCTCTGCCGCAGCCGTGGAGGGAGCCTTGCGAGAACTCTTCCTATACCGGGAGCACGACGTGCTCTTCGCGTACGCATCCTGCGCGGTCAACGCGACGACTACCGTTGTCGCAGCGGTGCCGGGGAAACGGATCGTCCTCAAGCGCATCAAGGTCAACAACCCTGACACGGCTTCGGGCAAGACCTTCTACTTCGACAACAATCTCCATAAGGGGTACCTGGATATGAATGGCGGCACGCATATCGAGAGCTTCATCGGGGCTCCTTGCGTGGGCAACGTGGGAGCGGCCTTGACCTGCACAGTATCGAACGACGGAACTAGTGCCCTGTACGTGACGGTGGGGTACCTCGTGCTGGGCCCGGAGGAATTGCCATGATGCGGGAAACGGCTGAGCGGTACATGGGCGCGGGTGTGGGTGGGGGCGGTGCTGGGGCTGTGGGGGGCACCCCTCTGAGGCCGAGTGCGCCCGGGGCTCCCGCGGTGCAGGAGTCCGAAGCGGATCGGTTGAGGAGGCTTTTGGAGGGGTTGTTCCCCTCGTTGGTTCCTTCCATGGCGGCTCCCGGCATATCTCAGATGCGTCAGTACGGGTACGGTGCGATGGACCTCGCCAGTCGGGCGGGGTCCGTGCAGGCCGGGAACGCCATGCTGGGCCTTGGGGGGTTGAACCCTCAGGCGCGTGCCTCCGCGATGTCCCAGATCTCCCAGTCGGCCATGGCTCCCGCGGCTTCAGCCGGTGTGCAGGGGTACCTCGGGGGCGGGGGGTTTCTCCAGGGTGCAGGCCAGGCGAACCTCGGGGCGATGATGGGGGAGCGCAACATGCTCACGGGTGCGCTTATGACCACGATGGGGTTGACCTCTCAGGAGATGATGCAGATGAGGGAACTCGAGCAGATGCGCAAGCAGGCGGACCTGGACCGGTGGATGCGGGACAAGGAACGTAAGTCCGCGATGTGGGGAAGCATCGGACAGGGACTCGGCCAGATCGGTGGGCAAGTCATCCCCAAACTTTAGGTAGTTTGGACGGAGGGGTCCATGGATTTCGGGAGCTTCTTCGGGGGTCTGCTCCAGGGTGGGGCGCAGGGCTACGAGATCGGGCAGGAACGCAAACTCCGGAAGGAGGAAGCTGCACGCCAGCAGGAAGAGCGGGCGGCTCGGATCGCCGCGGCTAACGCAGAGTTGAAGGCTCGGGAATTTGATCTCCAGCAGCAGCAGGAACTCTCCGCACGGATGAAGGGCTCCTTCCGCCAGGCGTTGGGGGCACCCCCTTCATACATCGGTCCTCCCACTGAACAGCAGGCTCCAATCGAGAACACTCTACGGGGTATGGGGGGTGCCGAGGAGCTTCCCATGTGGGCGGTTCCGCAGGCGATGGATCTCCAGAAGGCCCAGCAGGATCAAGCATACCAAGACGCGATGTTGGGACTCCGGCGGACTGAGGTGGAACGCGCCGGCTGGGAACAGCAACCGATCAGCCCGGAGGCCGCAGGACTTCTGGGGCAGGGGTATGGGAGTCTCCCGCGCGGGGAACTCTCGATGGTGGGGAACATCCTCGGGGAACGTGGGCAACTCGCATCCCGGAACGCGGAGAGCGCAGCTCGGGAAGCCGCCGCTGGTGGTGGTGACATCTGGTCCATGGAGAACGCGGAGCGTTACATGTCGATGTATCCGCAGCTCCAAGAGATGGCTGTCATGCAGAGTTTTGGTCAGCTTATGCAGGAAAACCCGTTGGCGCTGAAGGAGTATAACCGGCTTTCGGTACTTGGTCAGCGTCCGACCGTGGCCCAGATGCTGGGCATGATCTCTCCGGAGGACCAGGAGCGGGTGTTGACGACCTCCCAAGGAATTATCCAGGACCTCTGGCGGCAGTCCCTCAACATGGGATTTCCATCCCAGGAACAACCTGGTCAAGGTGGGGAGTCTTTCCAGGGACCTTCCGGACAGTGGGGACGTGGGATGATGCCGTTCTCCCCGAACGTCCCGGCCGGGGCCCCGCAGGCCCCGGCCCAAGGCGCGGGGCCCTCGGCTCCCGTGATGGGAGGTGGGCAGATCCCCTGGTCCAACCCTTCCTTGGCCTACGTCCCCGGATCTCCTGAACCTCAGCCTGGGGCGGTTTTGCCGGGTTCCGTTCCCACGATGTCCGGGTACTACTCTCCTGAGATGGCGCAGAGGGAAAATGTCCTTCAGCAGTACCCCTGGCTTTCCCAGCCGCAGTACGACGAACCCGCTCCGGGCATGGACATGTCGATGCGGGACTACGTTGTGGGTCAGATTCTTCAGGGGGTAGAGCCGGATCGGGCTCTGGCCAAGGTTCACGCGGCCGCGGGAAAGCCCAAGTACGGCGGCAAGGGCAAGAAGGGTGGAGGGGGTGGGCCTGGGTGAAGAAGTTCCTCCTGATGTTCCGTCTACTGAAGTGGATCTGGAAGTGGGTTCTCCCCCCGGTCCAGGCCGTACAGAAAATCTTCCGGAGGAAGTAACGTGCGCCGGCTGCCCCCCAAGAAGGAAACCGCCCCGACGCCTTCCACGGCGAGGGGTCCGGGCATTGGGGATCTCTTGAAGATCGTCACGTCTCAGACCCTCCAGAGCCGTCCAGAGGCGGCTAAATGGATGGGTGAGGTTCTTCTCCATGCAGTGGACCCCCTCCGCTGGGAGTATTACCAGGACGTGCAGAGATCTGGGAAACAAGTGTCTCCCCAAACGATGATCGAGGCTTACCGGCGTACAATGAATCCCGAGTGGGAGGGACCAACCCCAGGTGAGAAGCGGGGTGCGGAGATTGCTCAGTGGATGAAGTACCCGGGATCCGCTGCGGGGGGTATCCTGGGATCTCGAGTCGGCACCACAGGAGCCCTGGCTGGCAAAGCCGCCGGCTGGATGATCCCGGACCTGATTTCCATGTACCTCAACCCTGAGACGGCCAACAGATCCGCTCTGTTGGACGTGGCCGAGTACGCCGGGGGCAAGGTACTCGGAACCGCTGCCGGACGCGGCTATCGAAGCCTGGTGCAGCCTGCACTGGCATCCCGGGGGCTCCTCAGCAAAGCGGAACACCCGATTCTGGCTCGGGCGATCCCCTTGGTGGAGCAGGTGCTTCTCGAGCCGGCCACGGGTCCGGGGGCCCCCAAGAAGCCGGTAGGGGTCCCGAAGAAGATGGGGAAGTGGCTCCGATCCAAAGGTCCTCAGGGAGTAGAGCCTGAGGGGGCTTTCCGTCTGACTCAGGCTCGGAGGGTTCCCTGGACGGGTGAGGTACAGGGAACGCTCAGGGTTCCGCAGGTGGCCCGCCAGGCGGGGATCCCTGGAACGGAGGCGCGCACGTTGGCTGCCACACGGATGAGGGGGCGTGGCTTGCCCCAGTATCCAGGGGGAGCCGTGAGTGTGCCTCCGCCAAGCGCCCAGGGATCCCTGGCACTTCCCAGCTACCAGCTCCCACTTCCCGGGGGCAGTAGTGTGACC